AGTTAAGTGTTGCCATTAGCGGTGGTTACTTTCAAATTACCTAAGCCAACTGTAGTTACATAGTTGGGTGAACGACCAAGGGTTGGAGTACCAACCTTAGGCTTGGGAGCATACTTGTTAGGCTCGGGAGTCTCAACAGTAAGCTCTACCTTTTCGTCTTTGATTTCTTGTGCAGGTTCAACTGTCCGCTTGGGATCAGCAGTCGTAGGTTTCTTACGGCTACGCCTGCTGCCCATCTTGGACGGGTTCTCCGGGCTGCCCGGCAGTCCCTGCATCTTCGGTTGCGTTGTTGCCATCGGGTGTTAGGTTAGGGTTCTTAGAAGGATCAAGAGCAGGTGCGCTAGCGAACTGACCAGCCTGGTCCATCATGGACTGACCCATCTCGTTCTGCATAGCTTGCTGCGATTCTTCCTGGAGTTGCTGCTCGCTCTTCACCAAATTAAGGGTGTCGATACCTTGAGCAGTTGCCAGACGTTTGATAGCTTCAGAAGTATTGATGTACTTCATCAGCGCTTCAGGTCCAAGAGCTTGAGCAATGGTACCAATGAAGGTAACCAGGCTCTCACGATCCTGACCGCGACCAAGTGCGTTAACACCTGCCACGATCTGAGGACGGACTAGATCCTTCGGAAGTTTAGGTAGCTGATTGCTACGTTGCAGGACCAGCAAGGTGCGGTCCAGGTAAGGGATGAGGAACTCAACGGTCAACAGGCTGAACAAGCCACCAAGGGATTGCTCTAGCTCCAGTTGGGTGAGGCGAACCTCTTCCGCTGTAGTCCGTTCTGACTGCCTGACTTGCAAGACAAGGAAGGCGTCACTAATTCTACGCTCAAGGGCTTGTGCCATCTGTGAGGCGGTAGCGAAGTCAGCCGTCTTACCGACTTGTACAACACCGACGTCTTCGGGTCTGCCTTGAACGATCGCACCGTTGCCTGCTTGCGCCAGGGTGGTGGGTTTAGTCGTGCTTGAGGGTGAGACTAGGAAGATGACTTTGGAAGCCACTGCAGAGCCTTCTACGAGTGCCTGAGAGAGTGCTTCGAGAGCACGGAGATCTCCAAGGAACTCTTCGACTCTACCTCGTCCATAATCTTCACCGTCTACCACATTGAATCGGAGAGGGAGCCAAGGTGAGGCGTTCTTCGGTGCGGTTGATTGGGTACCAGGGATCACCTTATCGTAGGCTTCCTGATGCCATTTCCACCGACCTGACTTCTCATCTAGGCGAACGTAGGTATACACCTCAACGTCATCTCCTTCTGTGCCGTTAAACTTGGCACTGTCAGTCATGTCCTTCTCAGGTTTGAACCCAAGGACATCTCGGTTGATGAGTTCCTTAGTCAGGATCTCCAGGACGTTACCATTGCCGTCACGGTTAACGACGAAGCGATTAAACGGGAAGTGTTTAAGTCCGTCTTTACCCATGAAGACCAGAGAGTTACCAGCAATAATCAAATGCTTGATTGCCTGGTGGATAACAATCCGATCACTAGAGGCGTTGATATAGTCCATTACCATCCGCTCGATCTTAGAGAAACTAAGGTCTAGTTCACTGCGAGCTTCAGGCGGGATCTCTTCACCAAGTTTATCATCACGAACTTGTAGCTTAAAGAACGTGGTCTGCGGAGGCAGTAACGCCAGCATCAGCTTGGCGCTGAGCGTTACCACTGACTTAGCACCGACTGATTGCCAGGGAGTAGGCAGCGGACGATGGATGTGTGTTCCATCATCCTGATGCACTACATAAGGCAGGGTCAGTCGGGCACAGTCCACAGCACGGTCAAGGAAGGTAGCTCGCGTCGAAGTTAGCGAGTCATACCTAGCTCGTGCCGTCATCATACGTTGATGCCTCCTTTGTTAGCACCAGCAGCGCCGCCGCCAGATGCTAGACCAGTAGATAGTTTCTTTTTCAGACGAGTCTTATTCTCATCTGATTTTTTAGATGCGCCTGCTGCTTGAAGAGCAGGGCGATAGTCCGACGCCATAAGAGGAGCCGGAGGAGGTGCAACTACAGGAGCAGGAGCCTGAGGAACAACCGGAGCCGTCGGCATGACGGGAGCCGGTGTTA